ATCCTGTTTAACATGCTAGATCATTGCTTACACAGATGATAAAAATCCATTTTGAAAGTGTCGGTGTTATGACAAATTTGAAAATAAAAAGCGAGAATATAGCGTCCACTATTGTGTTTGTAATAGCGACATCTCTACGTTACCCATAAAACTTTTCAAATTAAAATTCCCTACGCGTCATGCTCCTTGCATACCCCGACGTAGGGGCTCTGTTCAATGGTAAAAAATTTCCATGTGTTTGATTATTCAACTTCGCGTTGTAAACGTTTTCCTTCCCTTACGGGCCAAAAGACGCGAGTTGACTTCCCCTCTGTCGAGGCTTCGATATACGCTTGCTGAATTTCAAGGTAATCGGTTGACAGTACTGTTCGATCTAAGACAGTACTCAGTAAGATACTATCACAGGCATACGACGTTATCTCCTTATTGAATATAAGTTTTGTAAAATTAACAAAACACTTATGTTGGTAAGTTGTTTCATCCAATATCCTCTCGTCGCAGCAAAAAGCTTCCATGATAGTTCCAAACGCACTTTGTGGTATGTAAATTGCGTTTTCCAGTCCTTCAGTAACTGGCGTGATTGTACGGTTTGATGTTGTTCTTTCAACATCGACTTGATCCATGCGAGCAAAGATCTGCACAGGTATGCTCTTAATATTCTGTGCTTTAGCCGGTGTTAAACCAGATTCCGTAACAATTTGTAATACTTCAAGTAACAAAGATCCAAAAGTAGGTTCTTTCACTTCATTACTTAAAATAGGTTTTAAGAAATTGACAAATCGAGATATATCAATTCCACCAGCAAGCGCACCTGGAATGCTTGCTGGATTTTTCTCTGCAGGTTTTTCGGTTGGTAATAGACCACCTAGTAAACCTCCAAGCAGACCTCCTACACCTTCTCTAACTGTTGATATGGCTGCATTTATGAGTGGTCCTCCTATAGAAGAAAGAGCACTAGTTGCTAAAGCACCCAAAGATGCTAAACCAAAAGCATAAATTGCTGTTGTTTCAACCATATCACCGGGAAGAGATACGTGCATAATGTCCGCGGCTACACTCTGTGGAAGTCTAGCCTTAATGAAGTATTGTCCTATTTGAGGTCCAAATGCTCCTGCAGCTCTCGGAACGATATTTGCGAATCTTTCAA